TTTAACATCTGCAATAGTAGATTCAGATTTAGGTTTAGGTTTTGCCGCAGCAGTTGTAGCTGTAGCAATTATAGCTGAAGGTATACCTCTTTTTGCACTAGAAGTAATTTTTTTACCTCTAGCAGTTTTAGTCATTTTATCTGCTGCTTTACCTGCTGCTTCTAGCTTACTTCTTTTAGCTGCACCAGTAAGTTGTTGCGTAGCAGGTTTATCAGCAGCTTTTGTTTTTACATTAAAAGTTTGTCCTCTTTTTCCCGGTTTTGGTCCAAGACCTTTCATGTCAATTTTCTCAGCACGTCTAGCTTTATTTGCAGCAGCTAAAGAATTATAAGTTTTATCTCCAACTTTAAACTTACCTCTTTGTTTAGCAGCTTTTGAAGCTTCTTGAATATTTTTAAAAGTTCTATTACTTTTATCATTTAATATTTTATATAAACCAGCTCCTACTTTAACTATTCCCATTATAGCAGGACCAGCACCAAGAGTCATTGCTGTTATACCACCTCTAGGAGTAGTTTTTATAGAGCCAGCATCTTCTGCTTTTTTCTGTTGACTAAGCCGCAACTGACGAGCAGAACTTCCTTGTCTACGCTTCATAAGCTCTGCAAACTTTTTAGGATTATTTTTTTTAAGAGCTTGTTCTGATTTAGTTAATTTAGGTTCAGCCATAATCTAGTCCTCCACCTTAAAAGCTTTGCCCTGTTCATAGTCTTCATCAACTACAACATCCTGTGGTGGACCTTTAACTTGTGGTCCTTTACGTGCAGCGCCATAGCCTTGTCCTGTGGGACGACCTACAATCTCATCAAGGTTATGGGGCCGTTTGATTAGTGTATGTGGTCCCTGCATCTAACTTCTCCTTTTACGTTGTGCCTCGCTAAGTGCGATGGCTATAGCTTGTTTACGTTTCTTAACTTTTTTACCAGAGCTACTTTTAAGTTTGCCCTTCTTATATTCCCCCATAACTTTCTTAACTTTTTTCTTACCGGGGCGAGTAATTTGTTTTCCTATAGAGGAACGACTAGTTGTCATAGCAAGCATTTACAAGGTCTTGTCCACTCATATTATTTTTAATAACCTTACCACCATTCCCACGTTTATAAACTTGACCACCACCCATTTTCTTTTTCATGTAGCCACCGCCCATTTTCTTATATACTTTACCGCCACCCATTTTTTTCTTAGTAGGACGATCTCCAGAATAATCTTCATCTATATTTTTAGTAGATTTTTTACCTCTACCTTTCATATCTCCTTCATATATTTTTCCAAAACCAATAGCATCTTCGATATCCATCATTGTTTCTGGAAAACTACCCATAACATATCCGGTTAATCCTAGTACATCTTTATATGGATTAGTTTTATTATTATTATTTCTGGTAGTTTTTCTATACTCTCTTTTTTCAGGATCATCGCCACTTAGTATGCCCATAGCTTCTATATATGCGGCTGATCCTTTTTTTGCTGTTTTTAAAGTTTTTTTAGCTAATTTTCTATCTTCTTTATCTGACATTAACTTGCTCCTTGTATAACTGGATTAGGGCCACCAGCAGGAGAGCCAGCAACTGCCATGTCATCCTGTCTGGTACGCCGTGCTT